TTATTTTTCTTGAACGACATTTAATACTCCTTTTGGTATTGCTTGGCAGTTCCAATGTATAAATCTAAACGGATCATAACCCATATCAACAATGTATTGATGAGGCATATATGATGGAAAAAATATCATTCGACCTGGTTTAACTTGATAATTTATTGCAGAACTAGCATAGGTTACTTTTGATTTATCTAACTCTGGTAAAAGGTTCATTACATTTCCTGCTCTTGGGTCTTCAAATAAAGGTAATGAAGTTTTGTCACTAGCTTTTAAAAAATAAAAACCAGAGATATGACCATTCCAATGTGTATGTAAAGTATGGTGTCCACCACCTTTTTTAGCAAACTCTTGTACCCACATTTCTGTAGTGAACAACTGATGACCACGCATATCAAAACCCATTTCAATTAATAAGTTGTGAGATGTTGCACCAATATAATTTTGTAATTCTAAAAAGTTAGGATCGCCAATCAATGATGTAGAATGAAATACATTACCCATGTCTCCTTTATCACCAAATTTTTTATTACGTTTATCTATTACTGGTTTTAAATTTTTCTTAGATTCTTCAATATATTTATCTGACGCATTGTTTAATTTCTTTTCAAACTCTGGTGCATCTGCAAACCATATAGGACATTTAAAATAATCTTCCCTAGATAATTGAGTAGGGTAAGTTACGGCTTTTGGTTTCTTTATTCTTTTTTTCTTTTTTTTCATATTTCTCCTTTATTGAAACGGGTATCCTAAATTCCATATAACTAAACTGTTTCGTTCACCACTTTTAACTGGACATACTCTATGCCATACAAAAGAAGGAAATACAACCAATGATCCTTTAGGTAATATTTCTTTACACTTTACAAATTTTTTAGGTTTATCTGGATCTAAATTTCTAAAATCAAATTCTAGTTCTCCACCTTTATAATCTTTTGGATCAGATAGAGTTACGGTTACAGATAATTTTCTAATTTTTCCGTGCGATGGATCACCCTGTTGTCTTTGATAAGGTTGATCCCAGCTATCGCAATGCCAATCATAGTACTGGCCTTTTTTATATTTTGTAAATTGACAAGATTCAGAAAAATCCCAATTAAAATTCCAACCAGCATTTTTATTTGCATCATGAATATATGGTTGAATTTCTTTATAAACCCATCTATCATTCATCCAAACAATATCTGAATCTCTTTTCTTTTTTAAATTTATGAGTTGTTTTTTATTTAATTTTTTATCACCATAACCACCTGTGACTGCCATTTGTTCTTGAAGTTGTTTTCCGTATTTAGAAATATCATCACAGATACGTTCTGGAATGGCTGATTTAAAATACCAATAATAATTTGTTAAGTTCATATATGTCTTTATGAAATAAATATAACATCTACTTTATGATTGTCAATTAAGAAACAGTTATAGTATTAGTTCCAGTTACAGTAAATTTAGCTACTTGTGTACAACCTGGTGCAGGAGATACAGTATTTGTACCTGGAGATACATTCAATGTAACAGAATTTGGATATCTTAAATAAACAATTCCAGACCCACCATTAGTTACTCCAGCAGAAGTTCCACCGCCACCACCACCGCCACCGCCTAGGTTAACAGTTCCATTTCCACCTTGACCACCATTACCTGCTCCAACTCCGCCACCACCAGCACCGCCAGAACCACCAGCACCACTTGGCGCTCTTTCTCCTCCACCACCGCCTCCAGCGTATGTAACATTACTTCCGTTTATTGAATTTGGTTTACCTGCTCCACCATTACCGGCACGAGGACTTCCAGGGGCATTAGCACCACCACCACCTCCACCAGCACTATTAGGAGAACAACTTCCACCAGCACCAGCACCACCACCATTTCCTTGTGGTCCTCCAATTGCAGCAGGTGCAGGGGGAGCATTTCCTGATCCACCACCTGGACCTTGAGCACCACTTCCACCACCAGATCCACCGCCACCACCTGCATTACCAATAGATCCACCGCCACCACCACCTGCAGATTCTCTTGTACCACCTACATATACTACTGAAGAGGCGTTTCCATTACCTGCAGATCCTGCAGATCCACAACTTGCTCCTGTTCCACCAGCTCCTATAACTACATTAAAAGTGTCACCATCAAAAGGAAGAGCTGCGGCACAAGCATAACAAAAAGAAGTTTGATAACCACCAGCTCCACCACCACCTCCTCCATCTCCACCTGAACCATGTCCTCCGCCACCGCCACCAGCAACAATTAAGAAATCTGCAGTTGTATCTATAATAACTGTTCCATCAGGCCATGATCCCTGACTCTGTGCTTGAAATTGACTTTGCATTGACCACACACCACCTGCTTTATTTAATTCTTTTACGATGACTATTCCTGGGCCACCTGCTCCACCTGATCTTCCATCACCGTCACCCCCACCGCCACCACCACCAGTGTTTGTTGTACCAGAATTAGCAGTACCACCAGGTGTATTTGGAGATGCACCATTTGCTCCACCACCCGAACCTCCTACTCCAAAACTTGCTCCTGGAATTCTTGCTCCACCACCTCCACCTCCAGCAAAAACTGAACATGTTGATCCTATGTTTCCGTAATCGGGACTTATATCTAAACCTGCTCCACCAGCCCCACCTCTTCCAGATCCTGGAAAAGCTCCTGTAACAGCATTACCGCCTACAGCACCAGCACCGCCGCCACCACCAGACCCTCTTGCATCTGTAGGAGTTCCACCTGGGCTTGGGTTAGACCCGGTTCCTCCAGCATTACCTTGACATGATGTACCTGCTCCACCAGCAGAACCTGTATTACATGGATTAGCTCCACCACCGCCACCACCTGAACCGCCAGCATTACCGACAGTACTTGATCTTGCTCCACCACCGCCACCAACAGAACTTGTAGTATTAAAAGTTGAAACAGCTCCGTCACTTCCAGGTGCTGTGGGAGGACCTGCTCCAGCACCACCTGCACCAACAACTATTGGTACGCTTCCACCTGTGCTAGCTAAATTAATTTGTTGATTTAATAAACCACCTGCTCCACCACCTGCAGCTCTATCTTTTCCACCACCACCTCCACCAGATATAATTGCTGTTTTAACAACAGCTGTTCCTGGTTGTAGTGTTAAACATCCTGTGGCTGTTACAGATGTAACTTTACACTTCCCGAAAGAAGTCTTGTTACTTACTCCGATTATTCCGCCGTTAGCCATATCTTAGTTTTCCTTATGCGGATACCCAAGCTAGTGCTGATGCATCCCAATTAAAATTATTGATTGGATCTTCGTGATCTGTTGCTGTCCATTTTTGACCTGCTTCATCCCAAGAAATAGATTTATCTGTTATATCTGTTGGATAAGTTACTGGTGCTTGCCAATCATCATTAGCATCTAGTGCCCATGAATCATGAGGCTGAGGTATAATAAATTTATTTTTTGCAGCGTCATAAGTATAACCCATGCCTGCATATTGTTTTCTAAAATTATGATTGTAAGAAGTTTGTTTCCAAGTGCCACCTTTAAAAAAGTTAATACACCATGTTTCACCATCAATGTGTTCGTCCGATGGTACGCAATCATTGTCTACAACGACTACTCTTAGGACTACGTTATTGTTATCTAGTTCTGCAAAATGTGCCATATTTTTATCTCCTTAAAATTTATTTATACTTTATTATAAATCATTTGTCTATTAATTAGTCCAAGTACCATTTTTAACATTATCATAAACTGAATTCATATCCCAAACTCCTGGTGCTACAAATCCTCCTCCTATAGCTTGACATTTTTCTACTACTAAAACTAAACCTGAACCACCCGATGTACCTGGATTATTTCCTCTACCTGCACCAGCTCCACCACCTGTATTTGCTACTCCTGCTGCTGTAACTGGACCTCCATTACCTGGTTCACCACAATTTCCACCACCAAATGGATTTGCATCACCACCTGGTCTACCACCACCACCGCCAGCATAATTTCCTGAATTTGGTATTGTATACCCTGGAGTAACACTTGATAAATAAGGTGTTACACTTAAACCTGCTCCACCTTGAATTCCACAAGTAGGTGCTGAAGGAACTACTCCTATACCACCTACGGCAGCTTTACCACCACCACCAGCAGCAGCTCCATTACCCGGTGCCGCTATACCTCCACCTCTAGAACCTTG